GTCCCAAGATTGAAATAACAATCGTCATTGATTTTACTCCATGGCGTATTTTCAAATTTTGTAGCTTCGTCGTAGTCGACTATTGTACGATGTCTCACACCTTCATTTCCTACATAGAACTGGGTAAGGCAATCGACATATTCTGTACCCGAGCTGCCCTGTTCAGATCTATATTTTGCTTGAAAGACCAACCCCTCTCTACCGGGAGGATAACCGTCGGCTTCGGCTGTATTCAGCCAAATGGGAATTACACCATAATCCGCCTGTGGATAGTTGTCGATATTGATAGCATCGTCGCTGTTGGAAAAAGAGAGGCTGGCAGCCTTATCCGCCGTAC